GATGGTGGCGCCATAGCTGCCTGTTTCCCCCGGCCATGGCTGGACGAGGTAGTAGGTCGTGGTCATGCCCACCGTGGTCGAACCGCTGTACCGGAAGTAGCGATCGCCGATTCGGACAAACGATCCGGCAAACTTGTCCTCGAACACGTAGCCGGTGACCACCTTCGATCCGTGCGTGAGTCCGAGCGTCGCCGACACTTGCGCTTTGACCATGTCGCTGTGCTGCTGGGTCGACCACCATGCCCGCTTGCCGTCCGCAGGGGCGTAGATGTCGAAGTACGCCGCGTTGATCCAGTCTTTGATGTCAACGAGGTCCTGCGCCACGAGCTCACTCGCCGCGAACCCGCCCCACATATTTGCGAGGGAGTCCTGAATCTGAAGGAATGTCTTATTTGCCATGGCAGAAAATGAATCCGCGCCGCACGCCTACCCAGGCGTCTCCTCCCCAGGATTCGCCACTTAGCCATGCGGCGCGGAAGTGTTAGCCGGAGGATTCCTCCGGAGGTTTTTTGTTGGCCGGCTTCGGGCGCTTGCTCGGTACCGTCTCGAGTGTGTCACTCACGCCCTTGTCGTAGGCGCGGCTCAGGCGGAGCGCCGTGTCGTCGGTATCCGTCGCGGTCAGGACGATGCCGCGCTGTGCGCATTGCTGGCGCAGGGCTTCATCCTGCTTTGGCGCCGGCTGCGGCGGCGGAAGTGGAGCCGGTGTTTCACCGATGACGATCGGCGCGAACACGTAGGCGGTTACCCGCCCGACGGTTTTATAGAGATCGTCCGTCTCGCCCTGATTCTTTGGGATGTAGACGTACGCCTTGTGGTCCGGATTCCAGTCGAACTTGTAGCGGACCCCGCTGTAGCCGTCGACCTTGAGGGCCTTCCGGCCCTTCACTTCATTGAGGATTTTGAGGAGTAGTGGCATGGGTAGGAAAATTGAAAGCCCCCCCAAGGGCTTGCCGAAGGGGGGCTGTGTTGGACCACTCCCGCTTACGGGTGGAGGTCGATGAGGTTGAGGTCCGGGTAATCCAACGCTCCCTCGATGAGGACGAAGTTGGGATACCGGGCCAGGGTGTCCTCAGCCGGCGAGTAGCCGATGATGGACTGGATACCCTGCGCGTTGATGTGGGCCTTGCCTGACGTCTTGCTCTGGAAGTCGTCGGCCCACTCGATCGGATCGGCCTCGAGGTCGCCCTTGCCCACCAACAGAGCCTCGGCGCCCATCTCCAGGCCGTAGCCAATCGGGATGCCGTACATATTGCAGGGGATAATCAGCGAGCCAGAGGGGTGCACCGCGGAGTAACGCGACGCTGCCGTCAACAGGTCCTTCTGGCTGGCACCGTTCACCTCGCGGGTAACCGTGAGGGTGTTGCCGTTGTTGCCCGCAGCGACGTAGCTGACGATCTCGTACTTGTCGGCGTCGGCGCCGGTCAAGTTGTAGATGATCGCATAATGCGTGTCACCGTCCGCAGGGAGGGACTCCGAGTCGTACGTCTTCCAGGAGAACCCGGGGAAGTACGAGAAGAAGTCGAACAGGCTCGTGTCGGTGAGGGTTGCGCCCGTGTTCCACGCGCCGCCGCCAGTCACAGAGGTGGCAACGTTGCTGGGGATCGCCTGACCAAGGTACGCGATCGGGGCGAGCGGCGAACCCTGACGGTTCGGGCCGGAGTCGTACACGATGTCGTGCCCGAAGATCAGGTGATTCTTCCACACCGGAAGTGCGCCCGTCCACCAGTACGCATCGTCTCCGCGCGCCTGGTTGTTGTTCACAGCCTCGCGGAACTTCTGTTCGTCTTCCAGCGGGTCGAGGAACTGCTGGGGGGCGAACGCCAGGAACTGCGGAATCTTTTGCCCCGCTTTCGAGACGCCATATTTCATGGCGGTGGCGCCGAGACCGACGAGCGTGTTGCGCGAGCGACGGAAGATTTCCGTGTCGATCGTGTCGTCCTCGGTGATTGCGGCCTTGGTCGCACCGCGTCCGATGCGAATCACGTTCGGCTGACCGGCAGCGGTGAGCGCCTTCTGGCGGAGAACGATTTGGATGTCGTCGACCACCGTGCGGCTCCACCAGTTCTTGCACAGGTTGAACATGAATTCATCGCGGTTCTTGTCCACGTTGCCGGGGAGCGAGAAGTACGAGATGAGCTGCTCTTCAGTGATGGCGAACCGGCGAAGGTCCACCGTGACACCGTACGAGCCGTACCGCACCGTCGCGGTCTTGCTCTTGAGTTCCGCAGCGCCCATGACGCCACGACCGCGAACCGGGGCATGCGTGGAGAAGTAAACCTTCTGCCCGCCGCTGACCTTGGCGTCGCGTTTCTCGACGATGGGCATACCAGAGCCCTCGCCGCCGATGAAGTCCTTCAGCGGATTCATGTCCGCGGCATCAGCCTTCACCGCCTCAGACCACATCTCCATTTGGAGTTTCGGGTCGGAGTCGATGAGCGACTGAAGAGTAGTAATCTGACTGAGATCAAAAGCCATTGTAGTGAGCGGTTGTTACCGCTGGTTGCCGGAGTGCGGTGTTACCGCCTGCCGGAATTGAGTTGTGAGAGTGCTCGGACGGCCGCTTTTGGGTCGCTCCGTGCGAAGGCGAGTGCGTCGTCCCTCGTGACTGCGCTCGGTGCGGAGGACGTGCGCCCGTCCGAACCGGTTAAAAGTCTGGATCCACTCGGCTGGCCGTTGACGACCTGCCTGGGCGGTGGCTTCTGCAGCGACGGCTTTGCCGGTGCTGCTGGTGCTGCGGCAGGGGCAGGTGTGCCCGCTGGCGCCGCGCCGTTGATTTTGTGCAACTGCACGAACTCCGAGACGATGACCTGCGGCCACGCCGGATTGTTGAAGAGCTCGGGGCGTTGTGCCTTCGCGCGCGCTGTGTACGCGTCGAGTGCCATCCGCTCCATGCTGTTCGTGTTCGCGAGGACGGGGTACTGCGCGAGTGCCTTCGTCCGGGTTTCCTGCACCTGCCGCTCGTATCCCTGCAGGACGGACTGCTCCTGACCTTTGACGTAGTTCACCTTGTCCCGCTCGAGGAGTTTCTTCTCGGCCCGGAGGTCGGCGATCTCGTCCGAGATGGTTGCCACCTTGGCACTGTCCAAGTCGTCGATCGCTTTCGCCCGGTCCGCGTTGAGCTTCTCGAGTCGCTTCGTCGTCTCAGTGATCTGGGCGTCAAAAGCGACGACCTGGGGATCCTGAGCCGGTTCAGCGGCGGGGGCTGCAGGCTGTTCACCGGCTGCGGGGGCCACTGGTTGACCGGTCGCCGGAGCACTGGCGGCAGCAAGACGCTGCGCGGCTTCGATGAGGTTCAACCCATGGGCCTTCGCGAACGCGATGACCGCCTGGTCTTTCTCGTCAGAGAAGCGAAACCGCTTGGATTTGCTGCCACTGGCTTCGCCGGTCGGATCGGAAGTTTCCTCCGCGATACCTGCTTCGGGAGCCGCGGCTGGCGCGACTTCTGCGGGATCTACTGACGATTCAGGGGCTCCAGTCGGCGCCGGCGCCTCAACCACGGGCGCACTGGGCGCCGCGGGTGCTGCGGGTGCTGCTGGTGCACTGCTGGTAGCCGGTTTGATCTCATTGAGCTTGCCGGTAACTGCGAGACGTCGCTGTTCAGGCGACAACTGCTGCATCAACGATTTTACGTCGACGCGCGCATTGCCGTCCTGGGGAGGATTCGCTGCTGGCGCCGCGGGGGCGACAGGAGCGGGTGCCGGGGCAGAACCCTCGGCGGGGGCGGTAGGTGCTGAGTTTTCCATTGCCCCGCCGTTCTGTGAACGCACGGGGCAATGGGCTCGGTTGCATTAACTCTTTGGAGCTTCCTTGGCTGGCGCGGGATGTGTCTGCTTTCGGACTATGGCCCAGATAGACACGATTGAGAGGGCCGCAGCCGCCACTGTGGCAAAGATGCGGAGTCCCCACTCAAGTTCTTCTCGCCATCCGGTGATCGCCCCGAACCAGGCGCCCAGATTCGACAATGAGATCATCAAAACCTGGTATGCGTAAGTCATGCGAGGAGGCATAGCTATTTCTGCTGGGGTGTTTTTCTGACGCGCTTGTACCCCTCGATCTCGAGCTCCACCAGAGGCACCCACGCATTGTTGTGTCGTTCGTACATCCGTTCCGCGGTGACCTCGGTCTCCGTTTTCCGGAACCCATCTGCTTCGATCGTCGTGGAGGAGAACTTGCCAGTCACGGTCGCGCGCAGCTTCCGTGCCTCGCCGTCCGGGATGGCCTTGTCCAAACGATCGTAGATAGAGGAACAGCCCCCGACGCACAGGCCAACCATCAGAACGCTGAGAATAATTGAGAGGCGCTTCATGGTCTGGCATCACTTCTGGCCTGTTTCGGTTGCGGTCAGCTCGAGGGAGAGGAGATAAACTGCCTCCCGTATCCGTTTCTGGAGTCGCTGGTTCTCTGCTGTGAGTTCGTCATTTGCCGGGGGTATCTTGCGGTCCAACTGGAGGAACACCGCGCTCAATGGGGCCCATGACCACGGGTAGCCGTTTTCCCTGGCGACCGCGTACCGCTTGAGAAACTGACGCTGCACCATG